CGTGGCCGCCGCGCACGCTTCCGGAGATCTTCACGCGCCCGCTGGCGTCCGGGTTGTCGAATCCCTCGTACCAGTTGACGCCGGTGATGCACGGCAGCAAGCCGAGCCCCTTGAGGGCGGCGTCCAGGGAGAGGGCGTGCTGGTAGCCGGAGATGAGCCCGGCCTTCTGCGCGGCCTTGGCCCCGGCCAGTCCGACGGATCCGGTGTCGTCCGGCTTCCATGAGCCCTTGATGTTGTCGAGGTGCGTGGCCGACGAGTACAGGCCGTAGCCCTGCTGGTTGTCGGTGGCGGCATCGCCGGTGGGTCGGGCGGCCACGGTGGTGGGGATCGCCGCGTAGAACGGATCGGCGCTGACGCAGGCCTCGGTGCCGAAGCCGACGCACGCGCCGACGTTGGCCTGGTCGAGGACGGGCGCGTTCACCTTGTGGGTGGCGGAGGTGTAGCCGGTGCTGAGGAGGTCCTCCGACAGGGCGTAGGCGCGCGAGCGTTCGTCGTGCTCGACGTGGCGACCGCACCTGCCGCCGATATCGCTGGCGTACTCCTCGATGTGGCGGGTGACAATGACGGTCAAGGCCCCTCCCGGGCATGAAAAAAGCCCCGGCCGGCGGCTCGGGGCGGACAGGGCGGAGCAGGATCAGGTTGCGGACTCGTAGGAGAACGTCATCCGGAGCTGGGTGCCTGATGCGAGGGTCTCCGGCAGGATCGCGGTCATGAAGTCGATGCGGGTGTTGGTGGCCGTGATCGGGAAGAACGGCGCCAGGGTGGATGCGTTCGGGGAGATGTTGATCGATCCACCCCACCGGGCTGTGCCCAGGAGCATCGCGGTCCCCACGAGGGACGCGCCCGCGTTGGCCGAGGTGAACGGCAGGCTGAAGTTGTAGGAACCGGAGCCGTAGGTGGTCGTGCTGCCCATGACCAGGTTGATGTGGCAGACGACAGTGCGGCCGAACTTCATGTACCGGCCGATGATCGTCCCGTTGCCCAGCACCGGGTTGGTGGAGGCCGTCCATACCGGCGTATACGGGGTCCAGGCGCCGAACATGCTGTTGAACTGGTCGCGGATCTCCTGGTTCATGATCGCGGCGGAGACCACTTCGCCGACGACCCAGGTCCTGGGGGCGAACGTCATGAGGTGCTGCTTTCAGGCCCCGGGGGCGGACCGGGATCCGGGGGCCGGTTCGGGTTGTTGGGGTCGAGGTCGTTCCACCAGTTCCGCAGGCCCGGCTTGAGCCCCATCAGACCGGCTTCTACGGCGGCCGGATCGGCGGGAAAGAGGAGCGTGCACCATCCCCACTGGCACTCTGTGCACGCGTACCGAGGATCGGTGGGGGACACGATCGCCGCCGACCCGCATGACGAGCAGTCGGCGAGCCACCGGTTCTGGTTGATGCGGGCGAAGTACACGTCGTCGACGTCGGCCTCCGGCGGGACCAGGCGGCGGCCCGTCCGGTACTCCATCCACTTCCAGACCAGCTCGGCGGCGGGCACGTCCGCCCACGCGTCGGCGGGCTCGCGCGGTGGCGGCGTGTAGAACGTCTCGGCGCGCACGACGGCGATGGCCACGGCGCCCCCTTTCAGTAGGCGAGGCGGGTGGTGGAGTCCAGGACGCTGTAGGTGGTGTCGTCGAGGACCCACACGGAGTCGTTCACGGTCGCACTCGTGTGGAACTGAATGACGTGCGACTTCTCCTTGATCGTCTCGGTGTAGCCCTCGACGGTGACGCGCAGGCTGGACGTCGGCGCCTGCGCGGGCAAGTTGAAGATCGTGAAATAGCTGCTGATGTCGGCGTCGAGGATGCTGAGGAAGGCCGGCATCGTGTACGCCTCGATGGCGGCCTCGCGCAACTCCGGCCCGGGGTTCGCGTACCGCGACACCAGCCAGTACGCCGCGTCCAGGACGCTGTTGTCGGACGTCTTGAGGATGTCGAGGGGCTTCGGGTATTCGCCGAACGCGTCGATGCTCGATTGCGCGATGACCCGCTGCGTCGCGCCCCCTGGCCTGCTCGCGTCGACGGAGTTGACCATCTTCTGGTCGTCGTCGGCGAGCTCGGTCCCGGGCTCCAGGTCGGCGTAGTCGATCGTGAACGCCTCGGACGCCGAGTCCGGGTTGTAGCGCACGTCACGGGACTGGTACGCCAGGCCGAAGGAGTCGCGGGCCGCGAACAGCTTGCCCGACTCGGTGGATTCGACCTCCCGCATGCGGGCCACCACCCCAGACCCACCCGGCCCCTGCGAGGCGATCGGGTCGTGGGTGCTGCCCCCGATCGTCACCGTCGGTACGCCCGCATACCGGGCCAGCCGCTGGATCCGAACGTCAGCGTCCTCGCCCGCGTACCCGGTCATACCTGCGGCGTAGTGGGTGGCCGCGGACGGGCCGGGGTCGTAGTCCAGGGTGGAGTAGATCGCGGCGTGCCCGATACTGCCGTTCCACAAGCGGGTGCTGCGGTAGCCGCCCACGTGAAGCATCCGCTGCCCGAAGCGCCGGGGGACCGCCAGGGCAGAGTCGACGAGGACGCCGTCGATCCATACGGTGCCCGCGTACTGGTCGTACACGACGTGGTGCCAGGCGCCGTTGGCCAGGGTGGTCGGGCCGCTGACCGTCTCCGTGGTGAGGGCGCTGCCGTCGGAGGTCCATTCGATCTGCAGGTTGCCGCCGGCACCGATGGACAGCAGGTGCTGGGATTGCAGGTCGGTGGTGTGGACGCCGAGGATGCATCGGCCGGTGGTGGTGGTCTGAAACCAGGCCTCGAAGGTGAGGTACTGGAACATCGCCGGGTCTTCGAACTGCGGGCCCAGGTCCACCGACAGCCACTTGCCCGCGGTCGCCGAGGACGGCGTGAACACGGGCACCTGTTCGCTCGTCGCGGGCGGGCCGTCCGCACTGCCCAGCGTGAGGGTGCCGCCCGCCCCGGCCTGGGTGATGGCCAGGGAGGGGGCGCCGTTGCCGCCGACGTCTCCGGCGGTCGTCGACGTGCTGTCCTCTGTGAGGGGGTAGTACACCATCGGCGTCAGCTCGAGGATTTCCTCGGCGGCCATCGACCGCAGCGCAGGCAACCGGTTGAGGCGTTTGAACAGGTCGGTGCACGAGATCGTGACGGTGGAGAGCAGGCCTTCCCAGTCGACGGGGAACTCGTTGACCATGCCGTAGAAGCGGGGACGGACCTGCGCGCCGATCAGGTCGTACTCGGCAAAGTCCGTTGTTCCCGAATCGCGGGTAGCGGACATCTGCACGGTGACCTGGTCTGTACCCACCCACGCCGGAGTCGAGGTCGAGCGGCGCACCGTCCACCCGAACCCGTCGCCCGAGGTCTCCCAGTACACGGTTCCGGAGGCCTCGCGGACACGCAGCCACGCATGGTCAATCGGGCTGTAGGTGACGGTGACTGCCGAGCCGTCGGAGAACCCCACGTCGTTCTTGCAGGACAGCAGCCCAGTGGTGGCGTTGTACTCGAAACCGACCCGCGTGCCGCTCGTCACCGCGTTGACCATGAACGTGGTGCGGGCGTTGGTTCCCCCGGCCGGAACGGTGGCCAGCTTGACCGCGGTGTTCGTGCCCGGAAGCCGCCACTGGCGGGCCGACAGGAATCCGCTCGAGACTCCTGCTGCGGCGTTGATGCGGGCCCGGCCGCCGACCTCCGAGACGGTGCCGAAGTTCCCCGACCACCGCGTCGTATTGACCTGGTTGTCGTCGAAATCGTCGCCCAGCATCGCGAGCGGGTACGGGGCCGATCCGGAGAGTGTCGGGATGACCGCCTGCGAGATCCGGATCGGCGCGTTGCGCCGGACGAAGGGGTAGTACGGCGAGGCCGCATTGCCCGGGGTGAACGCCCCGTCCTGGTTGTCCAGGGTCAGCGTCGCCGTGCCGGGCTGTGTCTCCGACAGTTCATCGGCGGCGCCCCTGGTGATGTTCACCCCGCGCTCCTGCTTGACGCGCTGGGTGATGTCCGTCCAGGTGATGGTGTTGGGCAGCTGTACGAGCCCGCCCCAGCCCATTTCGGCGAGAAGGGTCATCTGCTCATCCCCCTAGATTCAGGCGCACGGTGCCGCCCTGAGCACGGCCGAGCTGGACGATGACCCGCTGGAGTTCGCGACCGACGGCGATGGGGTCCATCGCCTCTTGCACGGTGACGTTGACGTTGTAGACGATCCCGCCGCCCGCCCCTGCGACCGCGGCCCGGCCGAGGACCGGTTGCGCGCCGGCCACCCGGCCGGTCACCACGTCGAGGGCCCGGTCGAGGACCGGCATCCCGTCGACCAGGCCGCGGGCCAGGCCCTGCGTGGAGAAGGCGCCGAGCTTGGCCATGACGGTCGAGGGGCTCTTGATCCCGAGGCTCTTCTTGATCGCCTTCTGCATGCCCTTGGCGATCTTCAGCATCAGGTTCTCGATGTCCTTCTGCTGGCCCTCCAGCCCCTTCAGGAA